AGACCAAATCGAAGGGCTTATAAAGGAGCTAACGAAGGAGGAAAAGCAATGAGTAAGTATATAGACGTTGACGCATTCGTTGAGAAATTTCGCATGACGCAGCTTTTGCTGAAAGTGTGGGCTGGCCCCGATTTAACACCGGAGCAGGAAATAGTTATTCAGAGCGGTGAAGCAATAATTAAAGATTTAATTAAGTTCCCCGCCGCCGATGTTGCCCCGGTGCGGCGCGGACGGTGGATCGAAGAGGATGGCATACAGATTTGCTCAGAATGTGGCGAAGAACATGAATGGGAAGATTACAGGGCGCCGTACTGCGATACCTGCGGCGCAAAGATGAACAAGGAGGACTGACAATGTACATACTTGAACACAAAAAGCTATACATCGTTCCGGAGCCGCTGCGAAAGAACCGTTGCTGCCAATCTTACCGCTGGGAACAAGTTTGCATGTGCAGTGATAGAGCTGTGCTTGAGGAGGCGATTGCTAAACGGCGAAATCCGAAGGAGTGGAGAATCACAGAAACAGCAAATGAATGCGAAAAGAGACGTTTGGAGATGGAGGCAGAAAAATGAAACGAGCAATAGCTATGGCAATGTTAGCCCTGCTAATCATATCTGCGTGCGGATGCGTAGACGGAGAAACCACGGAGATTAGTAATAACGGGCGAGTGCAAGTAATCGAGACTGGCGTGACGCATGTAATATATTTTGACACACTAACGGGCGTGCAGTATTTGCGCGTATATAACGGCGGCGTATGCGTGATGGTGGATGCAGACGGCAAGCCGCTGACATGAGCAGGGGAGACGCATGAAAAAAATACAGAAACCGGATGACATTACCGTGGCGGATTGGGAGGATATCAAGAGGCGGCGCGAGCAAGGAGCGAATCTTGACCAAGTAGGCGAGCTGTACGGCATAACGGGCGGCGCGCTGGCAAGATACGCCAAGCTGGCAGGCGTGGATATACCAAGGCGCACAGACTATAACCCGCTGCCGTCCATAGAGGATATACAGCGTCTGCGCACGGAGGGCATGAAATGGGCTGACATAGCCGCGAAGTATCATGTATCGCGCGACCGACTACACAGCTACGCGCAAGAGCATGGCATAGATACGCGCTTAGTGCGTAAGCCCACGCAGATACCAGTAGACTGGGACAGCGTGCGTAGGCAACGCGAAGCGGGTAAGACGTGGGATGATATCGCAGAACCGTATGGCATAATTGGTCCGACGCTGCAAAAGCGTGCGGGCAGGCGCGGCATTGCCATCGGCCCCAGCAGATACGACAGGCTAAATGCCATGCTTGACCCTGACTGGCCAGGCTGGGAAGAGGTGAAGCAGATGCGCAAGCACGGAGGGACGTGGACAGAGATTGCCGAGCATGTCGGCGTATCCACCTTGACCCTGCACAGGCTAATGGTACGCTTGGCGCTCCGCGCACCGACTGATAAGATGCAGCAGCACGCGGACAGTGTAAGCAGCCGCGAAGCTAAGACCATGTATACACAGACACTATGCTGGTCTTGCGCCAATGCTGTGCCAGACAAGCACGGCAAACGCGGGTGCGCATGGAGCAGACGCTTCGAGCCTGTCAAGGGCTGGGACGCACAAGAGACACGATTGTATGGCGGCGATGGCAGCAAGCGCTTCCAAAAATCTTACTGCGTGCGCCAGTGCCCAGAATTTGTGCGGGGCTAAGCGACGATACCGCGGCGGGAGGGGGTATCAAAATCCCTGCGCCGCGGCGGCCCGTACCGCGGGCCCCTCAACGGAACAAAAAAATTTCGATTTTTGCGAAAAATCAGGCGAGGCAGTAGGATGGATAAAAGCGATAAGGAAAAGAGACAAAACGAACGCGCGGCAGTAAGGCGGCTCCTGATGTACTGGGGCAATGCAGAGCGCACGCGCACGGACAAGGAGCGGCAGCTTGTGACGGTGGACGAAGAGATAGAAAGCCAGTACGACCTTCACCCGCAGCGCCTTACGGGTATGCCGCACGGGAGCGGGGTATCTGATGCCACATACAATGCGGCGCTAAAAGCCACGCGCGAGATAAAGCGGCTCGAACGAAAAAAGCAGCGCCTTGAAGCTGAGCTGCAAGAACTGAATTATCACGCGAGCATGATAGAGTTCGAGGTGATGTGTCTGCCGCCGCTGGAGTGCGAAGTGATAAAGCTTAGGTATGTGGAATACGGCGTGGCTAAAAGCGGGTACTGGGAAAAGGTGGCGCAGCGAATGCACGTATCGCAGGATTGGGCAAAGGCTTTAGAACGGCACGGCGTGGAGCGGCTTATAAATCGCATTGCCCCATAAAAGTCAACACGATACAACACGATTTATGTGCTATACTGATATCATCGAAAAGGGCTTCCGCATGGGAGCCTTTTTGCATAGGGGGAAATATGACTTTGATAAGATGGATACACACGCCCGCCACCTGCAAAGAGTGCAAGCACTATGACAAAAATAAAAGGCGGTGCGGAGTGAAGGAGTGCCCGTATCCGGCAAGGAGGGGCAAAAGTCGTTGACACCGTGGCGGCTTGTATGGTATCGTTTGAGTATCATATTATTCAGGAGGGCAGGACGGATGGCTTACTGCAAGAATTGCGGCAAGGAAACGGAATGGATAAGTAAAAGCGGATACTGCAAAGAGTGCGCGGAGCAAATCCAGCGCGAGCGTGAGGGGAAGCCACCGAAGGCAAAAAAGCCGATATACAAGCAAGCGTGGTTTATCGTCTTGTGCGTGCTGGTGGCAGCGCTTATGATTAACGCTATCGCGCACACGGGTAAGGGGACAGACGTATATGACGACATTATTAGTTCTTTTGGCGTAGCGGGGTACATAGAAAAAAACAATAATCTTGTCATGTACACGCTCGCAAGCCCGGATGCGAAATTTAAGCAAAGCGTTAAGACAAAGATTGCTGATATCCTTATAGCGCATTATGGCGCGGACAAATACATTGACATTGAAAAAATAACAATAATCGTATTAAGCGAATCAGATGGTGGCGAGCCGCAAATTATAGCTGCATGGAAGTGCGACTGCGGCGACACGAAAAACGTTTTAGATATTAGCGAAAGTGTTGCAATGCTTGCGCTTGCAACGGCGCGAGGGACATAATGGCTAAAGAGTATACCAAGGGCTTTTACACTCATAAGGCGTGGCGACAATGCCGCGCTTCTTTTATAGCGAAGCGCTGCCCGTATCCTGCAAGGAGATCGTGATGGCACAGAGGGCTATGCACTTTTGCCGGTGGCCGGGGTGCAACAATATCACGACCGACAAATATTGCGCCGACCACCGCGAGGCGGGCGAAGCAGCGGAGCGCGAGAAAAAGCTTGAACAGCTGCGCAGGCGCGACGGCAGGCGCGGCACATCAAGGGAGCGCGGGTATAATGCGCGGTGGGACAAGTATTCGAAGTGGTTTTTGTCCCGACCGGAGAACCAGCTTTGCGCCCTGCGGCTGGATGATGGCTGCGCGATTGTAGCACAATGCGTTGACCACATCGACCCGCCGAATGGCGCAAGCGACCCGAAATTCTGGGACGAAGCCAACCATCAGCCTGCGTGTATACATTGCAACAGCGTAAAGGGACATAAAAAGTTGAAGGGAGTATATGGGGTAAATGGATAGCCAGATTGTGATGAGAAAGGTAGCGGAGCTGAAACCGTACAAGAACAACCCGCGCAAGAACGACAAGGCGGTTGACGCGGTAGCGGCAAGCATTAAGGCTTTTGGATTCAAGCAGCCCATAGTGATTGACGTTAACGACGAAGTAACCGCGGGAGATACACGGCTAAAGGCAGCCAAGAAAAATGGGTTAGACGAAGTGCCGTGCGCCGAAGTTCTGGCGGGCAAGCAACGCGGAGAAAGAGGCCGTGTTAACTAAGCTGTTTGACATGGATAAACTTTTTGGCGGCTTTACCCCTGCGGACTTGCCGAGCCGATATCTGCGCACATACGCGCAAGTAGAAAGGCTATGGACACGCAAATATGAATAAAGCAATAAACGAACACAACGAAAAGATAGCAGAAGCCCGCGCGCGGATTGACAAGAGCACGGGCTGTGCACGCAGGGACGCGCAGAAGTATCTGAAAAGACTGCTGCGCGAGCGCAAGGAATACTATAGGCACAAATAACGCGGAAAGGAGAACAGTATGCCGACCGGGAGAAAACCAACCCCGCTGAAACTGGTGGACAACGCCAAGGCGAGGCACACAAAAGAAACGCTTGACGGGCGACAGAATGGCGAACCGGAAGGCTGTACCGATAAATTAACGCCGCCCAAAACCATATCAAGCGAGGCGAAAAAAGAGTGGAAACGCATAGTTAAGCTGTATCGCCAGCTTGACGCGAAGATAATCAATGACTTGGACATATCGACCCTTATGGCGTACTGCGAAAGCGTAGCAATATACCGCAGGGCGCAAGAGGAATACCAGAACCGCCCGCTGGTCTATATGAATGCGGACGGCAGACCCGCAGAAAACCCGTATATTACTATAATGCGGCGGGAGGGGCAGAACATAGCGAAATACGCGGAGCAGTTGTGCCTGTCCCCGGTAGGCCGCGCAAGAATGGGAGTTGCGGCCGCCAAGAAGGAAGCAGAAAGCGACCCAATGGCGGCCTATCTGAACAAATACGGTGGTTGACACAAAAAAAGCGCTTGCGGTCATAGAATTTGTGCAGGCGTTAAAGCATACGGGTGATTTTTACGGGAAACCTTTTGTGCTGCTGCCGTGGGAAATTGACGTTATAAATGCCGTATACGGCACAGTGAATGAGGACGGGAAGCGCCAATATCGAACGGGTTATCTGGAGATAGCCAAGAAGAACGGCAAAACCGAGCTTATAGCCGCACTCAGCCTTTACCATCTTGTGATGGATGCGGCGGGAGGCGAAATATATTGCGGCGCAGCCGACCGCAATCAAGCGTCCATAGCCTTTAACGCGGCGAAGAGTATGGTGGAGCAGAGTAAGGTGCTATCCAAGATTATAAAAATCAAGGACAGTACGAAAGAAATGCTAAACCTCCGCACGCATACGCGCTTCAAGGTGCTTTCAGCGGAAGCAGCCACGAAGCACGGACTTAATCCGTCCGTGGTAATAATTGATGAGCTGCACGCGCACCCCAAGCGCGACCTGTGGGACGTGCTGACGTTTGGCACGGGTGCGGCGCGAGATGAACAGCTTATATGGTGCATCACTACGGCAGGCGACGACCCCGACAGAAAAAGCGTTGGGTGGGAGCAGCATGACATAGCCACAAAAATTATAAGCGGCGAACTTATAGACCCGACCTTTTACGCAAAAATATATACCGTTCCGGAGACGGCGGATATATATGACGAAGCTAATTGGTATTTGGCTAATCCGTCGCTCGGCGTGTCGATAAAAATAGAGAATGTGCGCAGCGAGGCATTAAAGGCGCGGAACAGCCCTGCGGCGGAGAAGCTTTTCCGCTGGCTGCGGCTGAATCAATGGATATCGCTGAAACGCACAGGGTGGATGCCGATTACGCTGTGGGACGATACCGAAGGCGACTGGCATAAATCCGATATGCTGGGGCGCGAGTGCTATGTAGGCATCGACCTATCAAGCACAACCGACCTTACGGGCGTGGCGGTGCTTTTCCCGCCGTTACCGGAGCAGACGGAATGGCGGTTTTTTGTGGACGCGTGGATTCCGGAGGACAATATGCGCGAACGCGAGCAGCGCGACCACGTACCGTTTGGCAGATGGGTGAAGGCGGAGCATATGCACGCAACGCCGGGTAACTGTGTTGACTATGCCTATATAGCCAATTATCTTGACAAGCTGATGCTGGACTACAATGTAAAGTATATTGCCGCCGACCAATGGCGAATTGATTCCCTGCGCCCACTGATGCAGCAGGAAGTAGCACAGCAGAAGGTTATAACTATACCACAGACAATGGCGGGAATGTCGCCCGCCATGAAGGAGCTGGAGCGCCTGATGCTGGACGGCGAGATAACGCACGAGCATAACCCCTGCGGGCGGTGGACATTTGGCAACGTGGTGGTAGCGCAGGACGGCAATGAGAACATAAAGCCAATGAAAAACAAGAGCATCGAGCGAATTGACCCCATGTGCGCACTTATAGACGCAATGGCGGCGGCGGTTAAACTGGAACCCAAACGAAGCGTATACGAACAGCGCGGCTTGCGCGTAATATGAGGTGGGAATGAAAAAAATCAAGCTATTCGGCAAAATAATCGAGATACGCGCGGCAGGTGTAGAAAAACTGCCGCCTGTATCCAGCGATACGGCATGGCAGGATTACCTTATGGGCAACGGGTGCTCCATAAGTGCGGATACGGCATTACAGGTTGCGGCGGTTTTCAGGTGCGTTGACCTGATAAGTAAGACAATGGCGGCGCTGCCGCTGCATATGTACCGCGACCGTAACGACGGCAAGCAGAAGGCCAAAGACCATCCGTTATACAAGATTACAAATATACTGCCAAACCCGACCACGACGGCGTATGAAATGATGCAGATGCTTGTGGCAAACATACTACTGACACGCGGCGGATATCTGCGCATAGTGCGCAACCGCAGCGGAGTAATAACGGCGCTTAAAAATCTGCCCACGGTAAACTGCTCGCCAGTCTATACCAACAGCCGCAACGGGGAGCAGTACATATACGCCACGGCGAACGGCATAACCGAAACGCTAAGGGATGGCGATTTTGTGTTTATACCGGGGTTTAGATTTGCAAGCCGAACGCCGGAAGACCCGATGGACATAGCGGCGGGGGTGCTTGGCCTGAACGACAGCATGACAAAGTATGCACAACGAGGATTCAGCGGCACATCACCGGGCGGGTATATAACATATCCCGGCGAGCTATCGGACAGCGCATACGAACGCTTCAAGGAGGACTTTAAGGCCAATTATGCGGGCGTGGAGAATGCGGGCAAATGGATGTTTTTAGAGAACGGCTCCACGGCACAGCCGTGGGACAGAGATATGCAGAAAACGCAGCTGCTTGACAGCCGCAAGTGGGCTGTAACAGAAATATGCAGGATATTCGGCGTGCCGCCGCATATGTGCATGGACTTGGAGAAGGCCACATTTAGCAACATTGAACAGCAAAGCGCTGAATTTGTGCGCGATTGCATAAACCCGTTATCCGTGCGCATAGAGCAAGCGCTTTACCGCGACTTGCTGACAACGACAGAACAGCGCGAATATTACTATAAATTTAACACAAACGGCCTCCTGCGCGGCGATACCGCGTCACGGACGAGCTATTATAACTCAATGCGGCAGAACGGCATAATGAACGCGGACGATATACGCGAGCTTGAGGACATGAACCCGCTGCCTGACGGACTGGGGCAGATATACTTTATCAACGGCAATATGCTGCCGCTGGAAAATGCAAAACTAAACGCGCCAAAGAGCGCACAGGTGAAAGGAGATACAAAAGGTGCATAAATTCTGGGAGTTCAAAGCCCACGGCAATGCCGGAGAGCTTTTTTTATATGGCGAAATAAGCGATGTGTCATGGTGGGGCGACGAAGTAACCCCCGCGCAATTCCAGAAAGACCTTGCGGCGCTTGGGGATATATCCGCGCTTGATGTCTACATAAACAGTCCCGGCGGCGATATTTTTGCAGGATTCAGCATTTACAACATTTTACGGCGACACAAGGCGGAAAAGACCGTCCACATAGACGGCCTTGCGGCCTCCGCTGCATCCGTCATAGCAATGGCGGGCGACATCATAAAAATGCCCGAAAATGCAACGCTGATGATACATAACGCATGGACATATACAGGCGGCGGCGCAGAGGATTTGCGGAAAACCGCTGACGAGCTTGAACGGCTTAACGGGCAGATTGCGGACATATACGCCGCCCGCACGGGCAAGGACAAGGATGAAATAGCGGCCATGATGAGCGCGGAGACGTGGATGAGCGGCAAGGAAGCGAAAGAAGCGGGCTTTGCGGATGAGCTGATAGAGAATAAAAAAATAGCGGCGTGCGCAAATGCGGACAAGTATTTTGCCCGTTATAAGAACGCGCCCGATATGAATGAGCCTGATAATGGGGGAGAAATCCAGCCCACAACAGATACAACAAACGCAGCGCTGGCGGAACAGCGCGAAAGATTTAAGGCCATGAGATTAAAAATTTTGGAGGTATGAAATGGCAAAAGAAATTTATGAGATGATGCAGGAAAGGGCGAAGATAACCGCCCAGCTGCGCGAGGTAATGAGCCGCAATGACGCGGAGGAAATGAACGCGGACGACAAGGCGACGTATGACAGGCTTGAAAAAGAATTTGACAAGCTTAATGCGAGCATAACCCGCGAACAGAAGCAGCTTGAACGCGAGCGCGCCGCCGGAGAAGTGGCCGATGTACAGCGGGACAATGCCAAAAACAAAATCGTGGATATGTTTGGCCGCGCCTTGCGGGGCGACCAGGGCGACATAGCCGCGTATCGCAACACCACGCAGACCCTCGGCACGAATGCCAACGCGGGCTATCTGACCGCCCCCGTTGAATTTGTGAACAGGTTGATAGCCGGACTTAAAAACGACATGTTCATGCGCCAGATTTGTGATGTTGTCGGCCCCATCGGCAATGCGCAGAGCCTTGGTTACCCGACGCTCACCGCTGATGCGTCTGACATCGAATGGACAACCGAAATTGCGGCAGCGCCCGAAGAAGCAACTATTTCGTTTGGCCGCAGGGAGTTCAAACCCCAGCGCCTTGCGAAGCTGATAAAGATATCCCGAACCCTTATGCGGCACGCGCCCTCGCCCGACCAGACGGTGCTTGACAGGATACTCTACAAGATTGAAGCCGCGCAGGAGAACGCCTATATGAACGGCGCGGGTACTAACGGCCCGCTCGGCGTTTTTGTTGCAAGCGCGAACGGAGTGCCCGAAGCCCGCGACATTACAAGCGCCGCGGCTGCAATAACCGCAGACGATATGATCGAAACCAAGTACGCGGTTAAGGGGCAGTATACGCGCAATGCGTCCTGGGTGATGCACCGCGACCTGTGCAAGACGCTGGCCAAGCTCAAGGGCAGCGACGGCCAGTATATATGGCAGCCGTCCGTACAGATGGGACAGCCCGACAGGCTGCTCGGAGCACCCGTGTACATGAGCGAATACGCGCCCAACACCTACACGGCGGGCAAGTACGCCGCGGTATACGGTGACTTTAGGACGGGCTATATGATTTGCGACGGCGACGGCCTGTACATACAGGTGCTCAACGAGCTGTATGCGCCGAATAACTCAATCGGCTATCTGGTCGAGTACTTCGGCGACGGCGCGCCCGTAGTAGGCGAAGCGTTTGCCCGCCTTAAAATTAAGGGCTCATAAAATGAACACGCGGGGCGTTTTGCCCCGCGCAAGAACGGAGGTTAGATATGGCGGCACAAATTTTGACGCAAACAATAATAAACGAGGTTGTAACGCTCGACGCTGCAAAGATGCATCTACGCATTAATCCCGACGATAACAGCGAGGATATGCTGATAATTTTGCCGCTTATCGCTGCGGCGCGGGAATACTGCGAAAACTATACGGGCCACGCGCTTGCGCCGCAGAAAATAACCGCATTAACGGACGCGGCAGGAACAACCGAACTGCCGCGTTGCCCGATAAAAAGCATTGACAGCGTGACGGTAGACGGCAAGGTCGTGGAGTATACGGCGGACTTGCGGTGCGGAACGGTGACAGTAAATGAGCCTAATGCGACTATCGCGTACACGGCGGGCGGGTATGTGCCGTTTATGGTACGGCAGGCAATGCTGCTGCTGATTGGGCATTGGTACGCCAACCGCGAAGCCGTAACAACAGCAAATACAAACGAAGTTGACAAGGCGGCGCAGGCCATGCTGCGGCAATACAAAGGCTGGTGGTTTTGATGGCGGCACGCGCAAACGCGGGCGAAATGCGAACAAAAATCACCATAAAAAACCCCGTATATACCATAAGGGACGGCTTTAGCCGCGAAGAATTTGTGAACGCATTTACGCGGCCTGTGTGGTGCAAGTGGGTTAACGCGCACGGCGCGGAGATATACCAAGCCGCTGAGCTGCATTTGCGCGAACCCGCAACGATAACCATGCGCTATTCGCCCTGCGTCACGGTCAAAAGCCGCATATGGCGGGAGAGAGACACGGAACCATATGAGGTGATAAGCATCAACAACGTCAACGACCGCTGCGAATTTTTGGAAATCAAAGTACAAAGGGTGGTGACGGCATGACGATTGCGGAAATACTGCAAGACAAATACACCGTATGCCACCCGCCCTACATGGGCGACGCAGCCGAGTACGTGACCTATCAGCTTATAACCCAATCGACAACGTTGTACGCCGAAGGAACTGAGGCAGAAACGTCCGTACTGTATGCGGTAGACTACTACACCAAGACCGTGCCGTATGCAGAGAAACTGCTTGAAATCAAGCGACTTTTGCAGGCGGCGGGATGGACTTGCACCGTGAACGCCGAGGACTATGAGCCGGATACGGGGCTATATCACATCCCCATGACGGCGACAAGTGTGGGCGGTATATATGGCTAAGATGTATGTGGATGGCATAGACGCCATACAAAACGCCTTGCATGCGACCAAGGACGGCATAGCGGACTTTGTGGACGATTTGCTTGTGGATGGCGGTAAAATCGCAAAGAAAAAAATCGAGGAAAGCATAACGCGGCACCATCACGTCAGAACGGGCGAGCTGTTAAGGTCTATCAAAATCACAAAAGGCAAAGACAAGGACGGGCAAAAATACAGCGAGGTTAAAGCTACTGGAATAAGAGAAAGAAACTCGAAGGGCACCGCAAACAGCTATATCGCATATGTCCTGAACTACGGGCGGTCGAATTACCGCGGTACGCATTTTTGGACGGAAGCGGAAGAACAAGCCCGCAAAGAATACGAAGAACTGATGGAGAAGAAAACAGAACAATACCTGAAGGAGAAAGGACTAAATTAAATGCCTACTTTTGACTTGCGCGGCCTGAAAGTGGCCGAGTACAAAAACGCAAGCGGCACGGTGACATACGACACCCCCACAAGCATGGGCGACGCTATGACTGTGCAGCTTAATCTTACGTCCGCCGAGGGCAGACTATATGCAGAGGGTAAGCTTGCCGAATATATGAAACAGGTGACGGGCGGCACGATATCCGCGGGCGTGAAGTACATACCCGACGATGCCCAGAAGCTGATGTTCGGCGTAACCGAAAAATCCCGCACCATATCCACCGCGGCGACCAAGAGCCTTTTGACCACAGCGAAGGACACGCCCAAGTATGTCGGCCTTGGCTTTTATGCGCCCGATATGCGGGACGGCACGAACAAAGTAACGGCTTGCTTTGTGCATAAAGTGCTTTTCGGCCAGCCCGCGATGAATTTGCAGACCAAAGGCGAAAACATACAATTTCAGACCCCGACGACAACGGGGGAGTTCCTGCCGAGCGACGCGGACACGCAGGACATCATGGAGGTGGCCGTGCTTGAGGATGCTGCTGGGGCTATAGCGTGGATAAATGCTTGCTTTGGCGCAAGCGCGTAAGGAGGCCACATGGACGACATCAGGCTTAAAACCGCGCCGTTTGAGTGGCGCGGAGAAAAAATAAAGTTGTGCTGCAATATGAACGTTTTGGCAGACGTGCAGGAAGCCTACGGCGGCGACATATCCCGCGCTTTTAGGGGCCGCACCATACGGGCAACGCTGACATTTTTGACGGCGATGATAAATGACGCTACGGACGGCGATTTGACCGTCCGCGAGGTAGGCCGCGAAATCCCCATGAGCGAACTGGGCTATATAAGCGGCGTTGTACTGCCCCTTGTGACCGAAGCGTTGAAAAGCGCGGGCGGCGAGGACACAGAAAAAAAAACGGAGACAGCGGCGAACCGCTGAATTTTGCGTGGTATCTTGCCGTGTGGGTGATGGCGTTGCGGCTGCCCGAACGTGATTTTTGGGCGACTGCAACGCCATACCGCGTGGAAAAAATTTTAACTGCATATCAAGAAATAAGCAAGGCGAAAGAGGCTGAGAAGCCCGTAAGCCTTGCGGAATACTTAGGAGTATAAAGCGATGCCGAATATCAGAACACGATTTGTCGCGGAAGGCGAAAAAGAATATAGGCAAGCGCTTGGCAACATAAACGGCAGCCTGAATATACTTAACGCTGAAAGCAAAAGGCTACAGGAACAATTTAAGGGCAATGAGGATAGCCTCGAGGCATTAACAGCAACAAACAAAAATCTTAATAAAATTGTCGATGAATTGACGAAGAAGCAGGAGCTGCAACAGGAACGATTAAAAAAACTGACGGAAGCATACGGCGAAAATGATGCCCGCACCATGCGCATGGCCAAAGCAGTAAAAGACACCGAAGCCGCCCTGCTGAAACAAAAACGCGCGCTCGAAGAAAGCAAGGATGCCGTAGAAAACTTTGGGCAAGAAGAAAGCAAGGCAGAAGAAAACACCCAAGACCTTGGCGACGCGCTTAACGATATCGGCGGCAAATTCGGCATAAGTCTGCCAAAGGAAATGACCAACACCCTTAACGGGATGCTTAAAATCGACACGCAGACGCTTGTGACAATAGGTACATTTGCCGCCTTAGCCGCGGCGGTGGCAGAGGTCGAAAAAGCGCTTATAAGCCTGACTATAGAATCAGCGGCATACGCGGATGAAATACTTACGCAATCCGTGGTGACGGGGCTATCGACCGAAGCGCTGCAAGAATATCAGTATGCCGCCGAGCTTGTGGACGTATCGCTGGATACGCTCACTTCAAGCCAATCAAAAATGATAAGGAGCATGGATGCGGCACGGCGCGGCAGCAAAGAGCAAGCGGAAGCCTTTGACAAGCTGGGCATTAGCGTGCAAAATGCGGACGGCACGCTGCGCGACGCACAAGATGTCTTTGGCGATGCAATAGACGCGCTTGGGGCTATAAGCAATGAAACGGAACGCGACGCGATAGCAATGACCATCTTCGGGCGTTCCGCACGCGACCTAAACCCATTGATAAAAGCCGGTAGCGACGGCTTGCGCGAACTTACCCAAGAGGCGCACAATGTAGGCTATGTAATGGGCGAGGAAGCATTAGATGCTTTGGGCGCGGTTGATGACCAGCTACAGCGCATGAACCGCTCAGGCGAAGCCCTCAAGAATCAGATTGCCGTCGGCATGGCTCCGGCAGTCGAAAATCTGATGAAAAAAGGGGCTGACCTTTTTGTGCGGCTGCAAGAAGCCGCCGAGGGGTCTGGCATTTTAGAGGTTTTCGGCGCGCTGCTTGACGTGGTATCCGCGCTTGAACCGCTTTTTGATGTCCTTCTCGGCACGGCGGAGGATGGCGTGCCTGTGCTGCAAACCCTTGCGCTTGCGCTGGGCGTGCTGGCCGACGCGCTGACCATAGTAGCTAACACCATCGCCATAGTCATAGAACTGTTTAAGCAGTTGTTTAACCTTATCAGCGGTAAGGGCTTTGACGACAGCAACCTCACACGCTACGGGGAAAATATAGCCAAGGTTTTTAGCGACGAGGGGGCGAGCGCCCGCGCGTGGAGCGGCGGCTTTGGGAGAAACATAGGCCGCAACGCGGACGGCACGGACTACTGGCCCGGCGGGCTGACTTGGGTAGGCGAACGCGGGCCGGAACTGGTATCCCTGCCGCAAGGCAGCAGGGTATACAGCGCAGAGGACAGCCGCAGCATGGGCAGCACGAATAACTATTATTTGACCGTGCAATCGCGCGACATGGAAACCGTGGCGGCAATGACGGCAACATTCAAACGCGCAAGGCAGGCAGAAAGGGCGAAATAATGGCAAAAACGACCATAAAAACATATTTTACAGGCGGCATCGGGTTAGACAGCATAATCCGGGTAGACGGCTCTGCCGAACAATGCCAGAAGTATGTAAAGGGGATAACAAGGCTTGATTATAGCGGACTTATTGTCCCCGCGGGGAAGAAGGTAATATCCCACGTTATAAAGCTACACCTGGGTACATCCAATGAAAAGTATGGCAATAGATTTACCCGATCTGTAACGCCACCGGATGGATACACAACGCAATCTATAAATACGTTCCCGTCGGAGGTCGAGGTTAATCCAACGCCGGCGATACCCGCGAGAGGCTTTGCTTACATGCAGTACGTTGCTGGCTATGCGAGCGTAGCAAAAGAGTATAACGCCATGCCGAGCGAGATAGCGAGCGGGGACTGGATAACACTTGAGCTACCACAGGGAGAAGATTTGCCCAGCGACGGCAGCATATATCTTGCCCAGATGTCAGCATATACGCCAGAAAATAATCCAATAGAAAATCGTGTCCCCGGCAAAGTGGCGTATAAATATAGAGACGGCACATTAGAGTACTATGCTTATGACTTCTATTCACATTTTTGGACGAATTATACTGACTATGAGCTATCAAACCGTAGCTTTATAGAAACGGTAATTGCAGACTGCCCGCAAACCCCAGCCGTAAAAAGCCCGATACTGGGCGAGACGGTCGCGCCAAGCGGTGGCGTGGTGCGCTTCAGCTGGACGCATAACCCCAGCCCGCAGAGCAATCTGCCGCAAAAGGGCTACAATCTGCAAATATCGGGTGACGGCCTGACGTGGGAGACCATCACCGCGACAAGCACTAATCAATATGTTGATGTACCGATTGCCAAAATCCCCAGCGGTAATTTTTACTGGCGCGTGCAGACCATAGACACAGATGACGCGCCAAGCGATTACAGCGACCAGGCATATGCATACTACGGTACAGCACCGACGGCTCCGAGTATAGTGACGAGCGTTTTCGCGTCGGCAAAACCGCGCTTGATATGGACGACCACCTTTGCCCAGAGCGCGTACAAGGTGCAAATCCTAAAGGGCGCGACCTACATAGTGGACATCACCGCCGAGAGCAGCGACCAATTTTATGATATTCCTGTTGCGCTTGAAAACGGGGAACAGTACACCGTGCGTGTATCCGCACGGGACGAAGCGGCGCATTACAGCGCGTGGGCGGAGGACACCATAACGGCAAATTACATAATCCCGACCACGCCAAGCTTCTTTCTTTCAAAAAAAAAAGATGGCATTGAAATAATAATAAGTCACAATCAGACAGGGATACTGCGATATGATATATACCGCCTTGCCACCGGCGAAACGGATTTTATACGCATTGGCAGTACCACGACAAAAAAGTATAAGGACTGGTCTGTAATGGCCGGAAATGTCCGCTATAAAGTCATAGCCGTAAGTGATAGCGGCGAAAGCAAGGCCGCACAGCAGCGAACGGTATTCGAGTTGACAACGGGGTGGCTTACACCCGTGGACGACCCCACGCACCCATTTGAGGTGCGCTATAACGTGCAGGACAAGTATTATACCGATTATGACGTTAGCATGATGGAGTACGCAGGGCGCGAAAAGCCTGTGGCAGAATTTGGGCAGCTTGCTCAGAGGTCTGTGACGGTATCCTTTGCCACAAATGACAAGGACGCATACAAAGCGATTGAAAAGGTGATACAGCAGCGCAAGACAGTGCTGTACCGAAATGCGCGGATGAAGATGTACGGCGTGTGCATAAGCCCCTCCGACCAGCCCGCAGACTACTACGGCATGATATATAATCTGTCGTTTATCATAAACGAAGTCGAATATAGCGAGGTAGTATGATGCAGTTTGCACGGGCAGGATATACGGATGCAGAGATACAGGCGGCGCTTGTAGCACCCACGCGGCAAATCCGCGTGCGCTACGAACTGCTGGGGCGCGACTTGCAGTACAAGCGCGACATAACGACCGTATCCAGTGGAACTATAACTTTTGACAGCGCCGCAGCGATTATGCGCACGGCGCTGTTTGAAATGCGAGATGAAGAGATAGACTATCTCAGCGCGCGTGTCCGCCCCGTCTTTGGGCTGCGCATGGGTGATACATGGGCGGAATGGCCGCTGGGGGTATTTGTGTTGTCGTCGCCGGAACGCGTGGCGAAAGCAAAGACGGTATCGCGCGCGGTGGAGGCATACGACCTTAACCAACTGCTAAAGACGGACGGCATATCCACGCGGCTATACTATCCGGCAGGGACGCGCTATACGGACATAGTGCTTAATGTGCTGTACGGTGCGGGCATAACTCGCGCTAACATCGAGGGTGCGGAGGACACCATTGCCGAGGCGGTCGAATACGCGCCCGGAGCATATAGGCTGGACATAATCAATGAGCTTTTGGCGGCAATAAATTACACGCCCATACACCCCGACGCAAACGGAATCTTTATCGCGCGCAAGCAGCGAGATATCGAGCTTAGCGACATTGCGTACAAGTACAGCACCAAGCAGGACAGCGTGATAATGGGCGAGGCCAAGGAGGCTGTAGACTACTTTGACACGCCAAACAGATTTATCGCCTATGTATCGTCCCCCGAAGTCGCGCCCATGCGCGCGGTATATGAAAACGCCGACCCGCAATCGCCATTAAGCACCAAAAACAGGCAAGTAGTGACGGAAGTAATCGAACTGCGCGACATAAGCACACAGGCGGCGCTTGATGCGTATGTGCGCCGCCGTGCCATCGAAGCCGAGGCGGATTTGCACGGCATAGACTTTGCCACGGGCCTTATGCCGATGCACGGGTATAAGGACGTGTACCAATTTGAGCACGAGATGCTTGGCATAAACGAGATTTACCAAGAGACCGCGTGGAGCATGGAACTGCGTGCGGGCGGGAAGATGCGGCACAAAGCAAGGAGAATAACGGAATGAATTTTGCTACCATAAAGGCCGTGTATGACGACGGGGTGACGCTGGCGTTTGACGATGGCAGCGAATCACAAAAGCATTACAAAGTCAACAGCGGCGTTGTTTTTAACGCGGGCGACCGCGTGCGAATTTTGGAGGATAACGGTACATATGTGCCCGAGTATGTGGTGGGCAACCCGATAAAATCAATCAGCGCGGGCACGTCGAACACAGCAGACAAGCTAAAGACCGCCCGACAAATCAAGCTGACGGGCGACGTGGAAGGAACGGCGACATTTGACGGCAGCGCAAATATCAGCATAAGTATAACGTCGCTGCGGACAGCCAAGCTGAAAAACGCCTTTGCCCCCAATGATAAGACGAAGGATATACAGCTATGGGCACAATATAATAATGCCCTGTGGTATCAGGTCGGCACGGGCACGCGTACCAAGCTGACCAACGGATAAGGAGGACACATGGATTACAACATCACCCTAACCGCCAACCACCAATCTTTGACCGCCGAATATCTCCCCCTTGCCGCTGAATCCGTACAGTACCTTACCGCAAAGGTGGTGTGTGAAACCGAGGACTGGACAGGGCGCGAGATTAAGGCGCTTTTTGGGCAGGGCTGCACGGTGCACGAAGTGACCGTGACAGGCGGGGAGATAACCGCTAAGCAGCAGCTTAACCTTACAGCGGGCGACTGGCGCGTATGGCTTGTGGGCAACTCCGCGCGGGACGGGGAAGTAATCCCGCGCATTACCACAAACGTTGCGCACATCAGTGTAGCCCCGACAGGCGGCACGGAGGGCAATCCCTTCCCCACAATGCCGCCCACGGCGGAGGAGCAGCTGCGGGCAGATATGGGCAATCTTGCCGACCTGACCACAGAGGACAAGAGTAGTCTTGTGGCAGCCATAAACGAGGCGGCTGAAAGCGGCGGCGGCGGCGCTGCCGATGCCGTGACTTATACCCCGCAAACCCTGACGGAAGAACAGCGGGCACAAGCCAGAACGAATATCGGAGCTGAAAAAGCGGGAACAGCGTACACCAAACCCGCATCCGGCATACCCAAATCCGACCTTGAACAGAGCGTGCAGACAAGCCTTGCCAAGGCTGATACGGCTATCTCCCTCGGCCTGACCGCCGCCACCCCCGGCCAGATCATCAAGGTCAAGACCGTGCAGGACGGCAAGCCCACGGAATGGGAGGCGGTGGATATGCCGAGTGGAAGCGTAGAGTGGTATGAGGTTATCGACATAGAAACTGCGGAGAATGTAAACGATTTGATTATATCTACCGACAAAAACGGCAGGCTGATATCCGGATATCACGCACTTGCGATGGTGCTGTGTTTTAAGGTTCCGGCAGATAGCACTCAAACATCGACCAATGGGGCCATCTGGGTGTACCCGATGACCAGCGATTATCTTAGCAGTGGGCTACGTATTATAACGAACGTTGCCAGTTGGAAAACCATTACCCGGACTTACAATTATTTTTATGCTGGTTCAAATCGTGCGATATTTGTTTCCGGCGCAAATTATGGAAATACATTTGACGGGAGTTACAATAATGTTTTTGATGGCATTAGATTATATATACACGATGCTGGTGACCACTTACCCGCAGGAACTAAGGTACGCTGTTTAGTTTTGTCGAAAGGATGGACAGCATGAAAATCTATGAAAACGGTATCTATCGTGACATGACCGCGAAAGAAATAGCAGAGCTTGAAGCGCTTGCGGCAGAACAGCCCGCGCCCGAACCCACGGCAGAAGAAAGGATTGCAGTGCTTGAAGAAGCGTTAAATATGCTGCTATCGGGGGTAACGGAATGACGGA